TTGTAAATCTAATTTAGCCTGAGATAAATCAGATTGGTTCTGTTGTGCGGTCGTCAATGCTTTCTGTGCGTTGGTATTAGCGTCTCCAACTTGAGCAACTAAGCCGTCCGCTTTAGCAGAAGCAGCGTTGGCGTCTTGGACGGCTTGGTCTAATGCTGTTTGTTGTTGCTTGATTTCATCTTCGATCTTATGGAGATTTTCGGTACTAATAACCAACTGCCAACCGTTATCGTAAATATACATTTCGGTTTCGCCATTGCCTAAATCCTTATACCAAACATCTCCATTAGATCCCGTTGCAGGCATGGTCGAGGAATAATAAACCTTGTTCTTGCCATTCGCTGATTGAGTAACCGTGATGATACCTTCTGTATTGTTGGTTACTTCGCTTTGAAGTGCCGAAACTTGATATGAAAGATTGTTAGCTTGTTCAAGGTTATCTCCTAGATCAATCTTATTTTGAGTTTCGTCAAGTAAGTTATGTTGAACTTTAAAAACTCTGGTTTCATAGGCAATTCCAATGTCATTACGAGTGATACCAACACGATCACCTAAATGTAATTCTCCGGTATTGATTACTGATGCACTGAACTGAACCTGTGGTCTTTCGACCGTCTTTAATGCTTCATATGTTTTCTGAAGCAACGCCTTTGGATCATCTACATCTTCAAACACTTCAAGTCCAATTCGCATATGACCATCACTAAAGCCAAGCTGTTTAGTTGCATCAGGATCTTCAAGCCATTCTTGTCCTTTTGGCTTATCTAAAGGATCGCCATTAGCCTTACTCCATTCAACATCTGCAAAAGTGATTCGACGGCCATATCCGTCAGGTGTATTGTCATCATCGCCACCGGATACTTGAACACCTTTTCCACGACCAACTAGAGCCGTATAAATATTCTGGGTATCCTGTTCTTGTTTAACACTTAATAAATTAGATCCGTACTCAAATCGCTTACCGGTTTGTTCGCCTTGCTTAATGTAGAAATTAACCCTGCGATCAGTGATTTGATTTTCATCATCATTAATCAATACATCAAAGCCAATTTCAAAATCAAATGTTTGAACAATCTTCTTTAAACAATCCAGAACTGAAAGATAATAGAATGAAATAAAAGTTTCGCTAGTGTCTGGAATTTCTCCCACGTGCCAACGAGTGTCTTTCAAAATCATTTCAGTAATGGTTTGAGCATTAGCAGTTGGACGCTTGTCTTGAATATATCCATAAGACGTTAATTCGTCATAAGCTGATTCAACTGCTGTATATTCAACTTCTTCATCTTTCACAGTTTCTTTAATGATTTTGAACATTAAATAACTGTGATCCTTTGACGGATTAGTAATCAATACGTGGATAACATTACCTGATAAACGCTTTTTAGCCGGCAATGTAATTAATAATTCACCGGCCGTGTTGATTTCTTCCGTGAAAGTAGCTTCCAAGATATACTCTTCGGAAAGACGACCGATGATATTTTGTTGTTTATCTAATAGGAAGAATTTCACAGTTTCAACACCTCGTAATCTATTTCATAATCTCCAGTTGTACTAAAATTCAAAGTTTCTCCAGCTTTGATTTGAAAATCACCAAAATTAGAATTTAATGCAATGTAACCAACTTCATTAGTTCCGCCAATCGTAAATTTGAGATTTTCAAAGTCAAAAATCATTTCATTACTTGCTGTAACACCAGTCGTAACCTTTAATGAACTGGTACTATCGGTGATCGTAAAATTAGGTTGACTCCCGCTTGGTGTAAATTTAATCATCTTCAATGCACGTTTAAACATTGAATTCTCACTATCATTGATAGTTGCTGAATTTCCTGAACCAGAAATAGCAGACACATCATAATGAGCATAAGGATCAGCAAGTGTTAAAGTAATTTTTCCTTCAACCTTTAACCCACCTTCAGTCACATCAAGATTGGCAGTCCCGATAAAGTAATATTTATCGTCCTGAAAAGATATTTTTACATTCGGAACTGAAAGAATGCTCTTCAGTTTATCCATATCAGCAATGTATTGTTCATTATCACTCTCATCACCGTCGTAAAAGAAATTGACTGAAATTGTTCTTTCTTTAATTCGTGATGAAAGGTAATAATTTCCATCACCAACTTTTGCCGGAGCATTTAATTCACGTTCAAAATTATTTCGCCCGTCAGTTGACATCGTGTAAAATCTTGGAATCTCCTGGTCTAAACAATGACCGTTATACGTCAAAGCTTCAGGCATCAAAAAAGAGGCGTCAGGTTCGCCTCTTGGTTCTAAATCGTGAAAATCATATAAATTTCCCATTTTTATCCTCCTAAATACGATAATTCTGTTTCAAACGAGCAGTATTACCTTGCTGGTTACTAATATCATCAACAAACGCACCATAAGTTGAGCCACCCATCGAAAGAACAATATGTGCTGGTTGCTTATTGACGTTAATTGAATATTTACCATCAATATCACCGCCATTTAACATATCTTGTGATGCTGTTTTAACGGCTTTCAATGAACGCGTGAACTTATCCGTGTTGGCTTCTGGTATAGTAACCATTGCGGCGTTTGAAATTGATCCCGCAGCTTTGGTTACTGTTCCAATGTTCTTTTCCATTCCGACAGCAACACCAGCAGGAACCCAAACACCAACTTCATCGCGCATAACCCGTGATGGTGAATGAATATCCAATGCAGATTGAATTGTACTTACAATGTTATGAGCAATATTTTCGGCGGCATTCATTGCTTGCCGGCCCATGCTGACAATTCCGTTAACAAAACCTTGCATTGCATCAACAGCGGCATTATATAAGCCACTTAATCCACTTCTAATACCACTGACAATGTTGTGGGCTATTTTTCCAGCTGCACTTATAGCGTGATTTCCTCCACTAATAACAGCATTAGAAAATCTGCTCATCATACTTCTAGCCGTTGATCCAACGTTTGAAGCCAAGTTGCTCATCGTTGATGAAATATTACTTCTAATACCATTGAAAATATTTGAAGCTGTTGAACGAATACCATTCCAGATACCACTCAAGGTACCTTTAATGCCGTTCCAGATACTGCTTGTCACACCACGAACGCCATTCCAAACGCTTGAAATAACTTGTTGAATGCCGTGGAAAATTCCATTAGCAGAAGATTTAAGGCCATTCCAGTTTCCTGTAAGTAATGACTTAATAAAGTTCCAAACATTACTTGTGATTGATTGGATTCCTTGCCATACTCCTTGAATGGTTGACTTAATTGAGTTAAATACTCCACTAGCCATTGATCTTAAGCTATTCCATACGTTTGAAACTGTTGATCTTACACCATTCCAAACAGCAGAAGTGATTGTTCTGATATTATTCCAGCTCAATGTTACGGCTTGTTTAATTGCATTAAACACTTGATTGGCCTGTGTACGTGTAAGTCCCCAATTGTTCACCAAGTATGACTTGATGCCATTCCAAATGTTTGATGTGAAAGATTTGATACCGTTCCAAACATTGGTTACTACTGACTTGATACCATTCCAAACAATTCCTGCATTGGTCTTTAAGCCATTCCAAACGGCCATTAAGAACGTTTTGATACCATTCCATACTGTCGTGGTTAAAGTCTTGATGCCATTCCAAACCAGTGTTACAGCTTGCTTAATACCGTTCCAAACAGTAGTTCCAAGTGTTTTAATTACATTCCACGTGCTTGTTAAGAATGATTTAATACCATTCCAAACCGTTGTAGTTGTAGTCTTAATGAAATTCCATACCGACTGAATAACTTGTTGAACTGCTTTAAATGCTGTTTGTGCTTTCTGTTGAATTCCTTGCCATTGACCAAATAGTAAACCACGGATTATACCCCAAACCAACTGCGTAACCGCCTTAATTGCATTCCATACTGATGTAAATACATTTTTCAAAGCGTTCCAAATTGGTTTGGCGGTATTGACTGTGTTCTGCCAGATCTGACGTAAGAAAGTACCAATTCCGTTCCAAATTGAAATAGCCGTCGATTTAATGCCATTCCAACACGTTTTCAAGAAATTAGTAAAGTTCTGCCAGATTTGTCTACCTAATTGTGTTTTGGTAAAGAATAATGTTAATGCGGCAATGACAGCAGTTATTCCAACTACAACCGCCGTAAACACTGGGTTTGCTAATGCAAAATCAAATGCTGTTTGCGCAATTGTTGCAATTTTGGTAGCAGCAGCTAATGCTTTCTGAGCAACCGCTGCTATTTTAGATGTTTTAGCAAGCTCATTCAGTGCCTGTGTCCCTTTCTTAAAGTCCATAAACACCGTTATTACGGATTTAGCCGTTTTTCCAAAGTTACCGATTGCTGTAATTCCTTTACCAACTGTCCCGGCAATTTTACCGAAATTAGTGATAAATCCACCAACAGCAGTAATAGCAGGACCAATTGCAGGAGACAATCCGATAAAGCCTCGGATTACCTGTGCCGTACTTGAATTAGACTGCGTTGCCCAATTCAAAGTCTTATTGATCATATCAAGCAAAGAACTTGTAACGCCACTTTTAGCAGCAAGAGATTTCTTTGTTAAGTCATCCCAGTTACCACCAACCTGTTCAATCTTTGAACCGATGTTTTGTTGCATTTCGTTTGCTTGACTTGAAAGTGTCTGCGTTGCTCGTTGCGTGGTGCCCGCTGCTTTATCCATTGAACTTGAAAATGCATCCCACGAAGTCGTTACACTTCCGGATTTATCCTTAACGGCGTCAAGCAAAGGAGCAATAGCTTTCATGCCAGAAGCGCCAAACATTGTTTTTAATGCAGCTGTCTTTTGTGCATCGCCCATTTTATCCGTTTTAGAAGCAACTTCTTGTAAAATTTGTGGGAATGGTTTCATCTTTCCGCTTGAATCTGTGAAAGATAATCCTAACTCATTCATTTCTTTCTTGGCTTGTGCACTTGGCGCTAGCATTTGAGTAATAGCGTGATTTAAATCATCAGACGCTTGTGCTGCACTGAAACCGTGATTAGTAAGCAAACCAATGGCCGTAGCGGTTGTTTGCATATTCATTCCAGCCATATTAGCAGTAGGTCCAATCGTAGCTAGCGCCTGTTGCATATCACCAATTGAAGCGTTAGATGCGTTAGCTGTTTGAACTAGGATTGCAGCTGCTTGTTGTGGTGATTGCAATGAACCTTTCCAGATATTCATTGCTTCCTGAACAACACCAGCTGTGGTATTAATATCTTCACCAGCAGCAGTAGAAGCTTGAGCAATTGCTGGAAATTCTTGTTTGATATCATTAATACTTGCACCGTTTCGGGCCATATTAACCATAGCCTCTGCACACTGGTTAGCGTTTAAGGGCAATACGGCGCCCATTCGGTTCGCAACATCTGACAAGCCGTCAATATCTTTAGCTGAACCACCAGCGATAACAGCTGCTTGGTTCAAACTAGATTGAAAATCGCCAAATGACTTAACAGCAGTCATTCCCATTGCCGTTGTTGCAACACCCGCAGCAGTTGTTGCTTTACCAACAGTTGCTAAGTGAGTTTGTGCTGACGAACCAAAACTTTGAACTGCATTTCCAGCTTTTTGAAAGACTGAAGAAAAGTTGTCAATTGCCGTCAATGTTGCTGTAATTGCATAATTCGACATGGTTTAACCTCCTTTCTTCATATTTTGTTTGCGTTTCATAGTCCTAAACTCGCGCTGGCGTTGAAGAATAATCTCTTGCTGATGCTTTTCAATACTCTTCTTAGAAGTTGAAATATAATTTGATTCAAATGCTTTACGAACCTCATCATTTTGCTCTTCACTGTCAAAGAATTGTTGAAATGTTTCATATTTTGGCTTAGGATTCTTTTCGCTACCCGTAGTTGCCTGAACCCCTTGATTAAACCAAGCTTGAAGTGCTAATTTTTCTCTTTCGGCGACAAGCTTTAATTGGTAAGCCTCTAGTCGTAAATAATATTCTTGAAGTCCCATGCGTTCGATCTGTTTAATGCTATGAAAACCTAAAAAAGCAAGAGAATTGAGAATTATTTCTCGATACTCTTGCTCCGCGCTAATTTCAGGTCTTTCTTCTAGACCATCTTCAATTTTTTTGCTGTTGCCTTAATGATATTTGATTCCATGGCTTCTTTCATAACTCGGTCATATAATTTATCCAAGTCCTTGCAATTTTCCATGTATTCATCAATTTCATTTTGTGAAACCCGTGGATTTGTATCATATGATGCGGCATATAATACATTTGCCAATGCCACGGGATCACCAGTTTCTAATGCAGGTAAAGTTCTAGTTAACCCCATTCCCAAACTTGCACCATTGACATTCATACCTGCCACCTTGTCAAGTTCACGCACGAAACGTACGCCAAAATATAATGTTACTTCACGATCTTTAATCTTAATTTTCATTATGCAAAACCCTTTCTAACTATTTATTTACCTAGTGATTGTCTGATGTTGATGATGCTGTGCTTGATGGAGCAGCACTTGATGATGCGCCGTCCTTAGAATTTGAAACCGGTACGTTCAAGCCTTCATCTGTTGATGGATTCCAGTCTGTACCATTACCATGTGCTTCTTTGGTTGTGCTATCCAAACCGTAGAATACATAGTTGATTTCTTCTTGCGCTTCATCTGGAAGTGCAGTCCAACCGCGTTGTGGTGTTCCTTGAACTGTCATCTTAACCTTCCGTGTGCTTTGTGAATCAGCATCGTTGTCTGATGTATCTTTTGAAGGCATTGCCCGCATGTACCAAGCGTAATATTTACCTTCAGCATTCCGACGACCACGTTGAACTAACCAAACTTCAAGTGTGGTTGCATTCATGATTGAATCGTAAATTTCATCTGATGTAGCGTCTGTACTATCAATGAAATCAACTTCAAAGTCGGTTTCTACTGATGCCAATGTTGGTAATGAACCACTCTTAGTTTCCTTACTCTTTGAACTCCGTGAAGGTTCAAAGTTTGCACCTGTTTGGTATGGAATTAAAGCACCTGGCTTGTTGCCTGCTTCAGATAATGGACGAACAAATACCAATGCGTCAGCACCTTGTAAATAATTTAAATTCTTAGCCATTTCTTTTTCCTCCTAATATGAAAACGCCAGTGTTAACATTGCACGATTAAAAATCATGTTTGGAACACTGGTATCTTGCATTAATTGTTTTGTTGTTTCTTTTTGAACTGGATAGAATTGATAATCTTTTTCGATTGGTTTTCCCATACAGTTCTGATAAATCTCATCAGCAATATTTGAAACGTCAAGTCGTTGTTCGCTATCTCCCCAAACATCGACAATCAGTTTTGTGATATTGTTGAAATTTGTTTTGTTTGCTCCCAGTCCGGAAGTTACTGTGTTCATTGACCCCACCACAATGAATGGATAATTAACGGGTTCATTTTCAAGCGGTAAATGATCATAAACATCATAACCAAGTTTCATACACAGTGAATAAACACTATCATATAATTCTTGTTCAGGACTTTTCATGAAATTCACCTACTTTCCAAATACATTCCGTAGTTCATCAATAAACATTTGTGATTGAACATCAAATGCAGGTCCTAACGTTGGACGAGCACTCATCTTACGAGTTCCAAGTTCCAAAAACGGAAAATAATCTGTTCCCGGTGCGACTTCGGCAGTTAATCCGCTATTGGTAATATTCAAAACGGTAGAATTCTTAGTTCTACCGGTTGAATATCCACGCGTATAAGTTGCATCCATATTTTCCATCGTCCTACTTTGCAACTGTGCACCGTGTTTGCGGACAATTCTCTCGACATCACCCGGGTCTGAATGCGAATGAAGGTCTTTTACCAAGGCATCCATTCCAGAAATACTTATTTTAATTCCTCCTGCCACCGCTCAACGCCTCCACTACAATTGATTGACACTTCAAAGTCTGCCTAATAGTCGTCAACGCATAATGAATTGACTCGTCATTAATTGTTAAATAAGACCATGTACCTTGAATTGACCGAGATAGTCTAACAATTTTACGTTCGTCATCAATCTTGCCAAAGAGTTTAGCTTCTCGATCAATACCTACGTCAGTTACATTAGCCTTAATTTCATCAACTAATGTTATTCCACCTTCATACTGACTGGTTTCAGGGTTATACCGACGATTGCTCTCTGAATAAAACTTTACAGTATCATTGAATCTCATCGTCTGTTCCTCCATAACCATTGATAAACATCACTCTTGGAGTGTCATCATTGTTATTTTGCTTTTTAAAAGCTTCAATATCGCTTGCAAAATCATCGAAATCATTTGCATTAAAGGTAATTGCTTCACCTTCTTGTGTATACGAACTCATTCCTTCATTTTTTAAGCGATTGTATCTCCGAATGCATACTTCAAACGGAATATAATCCATTTCACTTGGAAAATCGTCTTGAGTTCCTAGACCGAGCTTAAAACGCGTTGACTTAACTGTTTTCTTGATAATCAAAGTTAATAAATCATCTTGTTCATTATCCTTGATCATCAACATTGTTTTTAAATCATTTAACGGAACGATTGTCATTTCATCGGTCATAGAACCACCTCATTAATTATTTTCCTGTACTTGCACTTGAACTTGATGCAGAAGCAGAAATAGTACCAACAACTACTTTTGTATCATCGTAAAGGTATGCAGCATAGTGTTCTGTTGCATAAATGTGTGTTGTAGCTGTCTTAGCTTCGCGTTGTGATTCAATGTTAATACCACGTTTCATCACTAATTTAAGCGCTGGACTTGTTTGTGAAGCCTTAACAAAGATTGCTTCTGTATCAGCTAATTTACGTGAGCGAACAATTTGAACACCTAATACGTCAAGGTATGTTCCTTTAACCAATTCGTTTGCGCCAACTTCTGAACCAATCTTCTTTTCAATTGCATCTTTCCGAATTGCTGATGCTGTCTTAGGTGATACAACTAAAACGATTGGTGAGTCATCTTCTTCATTAAAGACATCTAAACCAGCTTGGACACCTTTAACGTCGGCAGTCATTGTAACTTTTTGTGTACCTGTCTTTGCAACTGCTAATAAATCATTATCAATCTTGTTTGCCATTGCCAAGCCTAATTGCTTTTGACTTTCACCGATTGGATCACCATAGCCACTTAATACAGCTTCATCTGTAATTCCTGTACCTTTAGCAGCTTTCTTAACCGTTACAGAAGCATCCTTAGTACCTAACTTGTCTTCGGGAATTGGTTGACCTTCTGCTACATCTTCAGCATCGCCCATGTATGTGAACTTAGGAAAATGTAATGTATCTCCTGAATTACCAACTAATGTGTTATCAACTTGAGCTAATGGTGTGAACCGTAAAGCTTTTTGCAATTCATAAGAAACGATTGGTGCATATACCGCTGGATCAATTAAATCCGCAATTTGTGTAATTGAATCTGTCATTTTAAATTCCTCCTGTTAACTTTTTGAATAAATCTGGATTTTCTTGATAGAGTTCTGCTTTTTGTTTTGAACTCATCAAATCAAATTGTGATTGTGTAATGTTTTTAGCAACATTACCATTTGTTTTTGGCGTCTTGCCTGTCAGCATTTCATTCTTTACATCTTCACGAATTCGCTTAGCAAAGGCAATCAGCTTATTGACGTTGTCTTGTGTGGTTTCAGCTTCACTTGTAACCACTAAACTTAAATCATCGTCATTAACATTCACGCCTGATTCTTCAAACATTTTGCGGGCTTGTCCTTGCATTTCATAACGTGCAAGTTTTTGTTCTGCTTCTTCTGCTCGCTTGGTTTGTTTGTCGATTTCATAATCTTTTTTCTGATCAGCATTCATTTTGGCTAGCCGTTTTGCTTCCGCCTTATCAGCTTCCGCTTTTTCTCTTTCACGTTTAATACGATCAGAAATCATTTGCTCGACTTCATCTTTAGTGAATGTTTTTTCTTTTGGTTCTTGAACACCTTGATCTTGTTTCGATTCGTCAACCGAAACTTTATCTTGTTGTTCTTGTTCCTTGTTTTCTTGTTCGTTATCCATATAGCGAACCTCCTTAAATTTACTCACGCTTATCATGCTAGCGAGGCAAAGCTTACTCATGCTGTTCTTTAACGCCTGCAACAAGGAAAAAGGCATTAAAAAAGACGCGTCATTTGCGTCTAGAATTTTTATTGTCTACCCAATAAGCAGAAATTGCACACCGACAATTGGCATGAATTGGAATACTTGGAACATCATCAATGCTGTAAACTCCAAAACCATTACCATCGGGATCATCTTGAGCAATGTTACGACAAACACGACAAGCGCTTGGTTCAGCATGCCATTTACAATACTTAAACCCGTATTCATCGAGCATGTCTTTTTGTGCTTGAGCTTGAACTCTTGCTGTTTCTGTTCGGACAATTCTTTCAGTAACATATCGTTTTTTCTTAACGGCGTCCGAAACCAAACCAACTAACTTACGAGCCAGTTCTTGATTACTCTTTCCCGTGGTTGCAACTTGAATTAAGATGCTATCCAGTTTGGCTTTCAACAAATCTTGATCAGTCCACAGTCGTTTACTAAAATCCACACCGTTAACTCCTGCCATAACAACAGACGCAACATGTTTATTTGTTAATAATGACTTAGGAGCAACCGTAGCACCAAAAATGCCGGCTTGACGTTTAATCTCAGCTTGATACTCATCATTAAGATGGTCTTTTAGCTGATCATCAACTTTCAATCCGGCATTAACTAATTCATATCCCAATTGTGATTTAAGCATTTCTAGACGATTAATTCGCATTGTCGCGTTGTATAATCGCATTCGTTTGTTTGCCTCATCACTAAAATCTTTTTTCGGAACAACTTTTTCAGCGTATTTTTCTAATTCTTCAATATCTGCTTGACTGACTTTTTGTTGTGCCAATGGTAGATTGCTTGAAAGTTTAGAATATTCACGATAAATATCGTCTTGCATCAATTTCAAAGCTTCATCATAGATTTTCTGAAGCTTATCAGCAAAATATTTATCATTTTCAATCTGTTCCTTTATCCAATCATCAGTAATTGTATCGCGTGCATCCCAGTATGCTTGATTAAGCCTGTTCTTCGGTATTCTTTTCATCTTCAGCGCCTTCCATGTTCTTCATCGCTTGGTTCTGAATGTCGATATTTTGTAAAATACCGTCTTTTTCTTCTTCCTGCATGCGTTCAATTTCTTTCTTTGGATCATCAACAATCGACAATACTGATAGTTGTGTTTCCTTTGAAACAATGCCATTCAATGTAGCAGCAGTAGCAGCTTCATCAGCGTCATTTCGTGGCATGTTACGTGTGAATTTGAACTTCAAAGCGCTGTATAGCTCATCTTCAGGAACTTCAGCAATCGTTCCAAGTTTGAAACCAACAGCCAATAAATTCCGTAAAGCTTGAGTAAATTTACGTTCCTTAGTTGCTGCCATATTCTGCATTGGTAACATCTTGTACTGAATAGCGACACCGCTTGAATTCCCGCTAAACGCTTCATCGCGTAAATTTGAAACCATTGAAACCTGATAAATATTATCAATCAAACGATTCAAGTAATTCTCTTGCATGACGTCGCCATCAGGCTTTTCTAAGAAGCCAACGTCCACATTGCCATTCATGTTGTCAGGCGAATAAATGATTTGATTGCCTAACATATCTAATTTAACGTTACCGTTCTTGTCTTTAGGCAATTGCATTCCTAAAATTTTGAGATAAGCATTATCGAAATATTCAACTTGGTTCGCTTTTTGACTTAATGCTTTATCATAAGCGTCAATCAAAGTATTAACTTTATCAATCAATGATAAACGTTCTTCATTGTTAAAAAATTCAATTGCGGGAACATTTTGAAATACATTAATTTGACTATCAGTAAATACGCCATTACCACTAAATGATTTAATTTCAGCAGCAGTATACAGTGTTCCGTTAATTTCATTTGTTTCAGCATCACGACCATAACGAACAAAAGCTAACGGCAATTGCTCAACCGTATCATCATAGATCATAAACGCATTGGTTGGTGGTAAAACAGCAACCTTAGTATTTGCTTGTTCGTCTTGATATAACAGCATGTATGAACGTCCGTAAATATCAGATTGCTTACTTACTTCAGCTAACTTATCTTGGAAACTGTTCATATCCAACCAATGTTGCAGATTATCATTTTGAGTGTCGTCATCAAGTGTGATTTTTGGTGGAATACCCATGAAATAACCAGTAAACGTATCAACCAATTCGCTTGCAATATTAGCAACAATTCGGTTATCTGGCCGAAGTTTGTTTCGCCGACCTTTTAATACTTTATGATTTCCCACATAGTAGTTATAATCACGATTATAATCGTTTGACAGTGATTCGTTCTTTGAGATCATTGCTGATAAATCATCAGCAGAAATATCATTATCCTTATCATAAATAAACGTATTATTTTTGGTCATTAACGCTTTCCCACTAATAACTGATTCCATCTTCTCGCCTCCTTAGATATACGGACTGTTAAGAAATTCAGCTTCCGTATTTTTATGTTTGTTATAGATTGCATATCTCATTGCATCCATAACGTCATCGTTTTTCTTTTCGGGTAATCCAGTGCTTTCATTCCAGATATATTGATAAATTTCATCATAGAATTTATCACTTGCCCCATTTACTACTTTGAAATGTCCTGATTTAATTCGTTTGGCCACTGATTCAATACCACTCAAAATGCTTTTGTCAGCATTGTAAGTTGTAATATTCTCTCTTTGAAACCTTGCTACATGTTCAGGACGAGCAGAATCAGCCCAGAAGACAACGTTATAGCCGTATCTTTCTTGAATATTCTTAGCAACATTTACCCAATAATCAATCTCTTTATACTGTTCAGTATGTTCTTCAAGAAGATAAGTATTGCCTTGGTCATCATCACCAAGAACAACAATCGAGCCTTTGTGTTCATATCCCCAGTCAACACCACAGTAAATACTTAATTCATCAGGAACATCATCGCGATTAATCTTCATTATGTCTTTGTTAAAATCACGATAAACCATTCCTTCGCCTGATACCCACAAGCCTAAAATATCACGGTCATAGAACATTCCAGACGGCGTACTAGCTTTCTTGGATTTAATATAATCGTCAGTTAAGAATGTGTTATCATCAATCGTAAAATGGAATGAAACAATCTTAGCATCGTCATTTTGATTGTCGATATAATCTTTTTTCAACCAGTGTTCAGGATTATCCGGGTTGGTATCACAAATGATCCGTGCACCTCTAGCACTGCAACGACTGTCAATTTCATTGAACACCGCTTGGTTTGCTAAACTTGCTTCGTTGATATATGCGCCAAAAGCAGTCATCCCACGAATTGCACCCAAACCACCGATTGAACCAGTAAAAGCAGTAACGCATTTCACACCAAACAATGTGAATGATCCATGTTTATCAAAGTGAAAATCAATGCCATACTTATTAGTTAATTCTTGAAGAATATTATTCTGAATTGTTTTAGATGAAACGCCTGCTAAAATATACATCGGTTCATCAACACCTAATTCATCGGCAATCTTTCGGACGCGTTTTAATTCTAGCAAAAATAAATCATTATCTATCTGTGTCTTACCAGCACGAACAGCACCATAATTAACCATGATTCTCCAATCATTACGAAGGTATGTTTGAAGAACCTTGATTTGTTTTGGCGTATATAACTGATTAATCGTCATTCTTTGGCACTTCCTCTAAAACTTTATCGAATAATTTATCAATCTTTTCGGCCACGCGATTGCCATTCTCATTCATTGATTTAGCCTTAGCTTCAGCAATATCGGCTTCTGCTTTAAGTTTACGAACCTTAGCTTCATCTAATTCAGGAGTTGAATTATCAGACAAGTAGCCTGCCATTTTCAAAATCGTTGTTGCTGATTGCAACTGAACCATTTCGGAACGTGCATTTAATAATTCGTGAACTTTCTTCAAAGCATCGTTCTTATAATCTTTAACAACCATTCGAGCATATTGCTCTTGCGCTAATTTAAAAGTAGTATCTCGTTTCCACTTATAAAGCGTACTTGGACTACAATGCAGTTTCTTCGCGATCTGTTCATTAGTTAGTTCATTATTAAACAACATAATGACAGCATCTTGACGTAACTTATCTAACTTAAAAAAAGGCCCGTTTTCTACACTTTTCTTTAAACCATTCATGGCATTCTACTCACCTCCTTTGTTGCAAACAAATAGGCGGTACATCTTGTGTGTATCGCCTACGTTTCTTATTCTTTTGTTTGTTAAGTTTAATCTCTTTCTCCAACCGGCAAAGCATGAAATACTCTTCGCTCGTTCTAACTTTGCCGAAACGTTTCGTATTTCTCATTCGCTTCGCCTCATCTTTCGACAATATCATAATAAACCCTAAGCTAGTCAATATGTAGCCGAATTTTGGTTAGTTTTAGGCCAGAAAAAAGTCGATTTTTGTCTATTATTTTATCTTTTTCTGAAGTCTTTTAATTGCTAAGTTTACATACTTAGTAATTTGTTCTACATATTTTTCCAAATTAATACGCTGTTCTTCTTCCAATATATTATTATAAATTTTGATCGTAGACATTTTATTTATTAAATAAAATAAGCTGTTGTGAATGTCATTACCAATAATTTTATAACTCAAAACTAGCGAAACCGAATACGAAAGCTCCTCTATTTTTTCCATACTGTTTGAGTAAGTACATGTTATAGCATTCGATAACAACTTTAATAATTCATTTGAAACGGCTTTACAATTTTCTAAATCATCAATCGCTGCATTTTTTTCTTCCTGTATTTTTTTATAACTTGATATTTTGTCATAAAGTAAAAATATAAAAGTACCAAATGTTCCAATAGACGCTAACATTGACATTAAATTAAAAGCAAAATTCCATTTTTCCAAATTATATCTCTCCTAAAAATAAAGAATAATTATATTATAAAAAAAGAACTAGCCGACGACTAGTTCTTTTCCGCTTTCAACATGCAGATTAATTTTCAGTATCGTTCTTGGCGAGCTTAAACTGTCCGCAAATTCATTTAACGCCACTTTCTTATAGATCTTATATGAGCTTTCACTGCATAACAATCTTTCCGCCATTGATGTTTGTGATAGTTCATCAACATAAACACCTAAAATAATTGTTTTTGATCGTTGAGAAATATGATTCAAAGCAAATTTAACATCATTCATAATTTTTGGCGCAAGGTCAGTAGCGTTTGCGTGATCTACTAATTTATCTTCATTGTGATTTCCACCACCATGACTAACAGGCATATCTGAAATCACCGGAGATTTTAACGCTGACGGATCTTCACCAGCCATTCGACTAATGCGCTTGAAGTTCTTAAAAAAATCACTTACGTTTTTCGCTGTTTGTTCATCGTCATACTGGAATAATGCTGTTAATTCTGCTCCATCCACAAGCGTCACTTCCTTTAATTTGTTATAATAATATTGTCGATATTATTGTAGTGACGCCGATTGTGGCGTTATTTTTTTATACTGATTATAGCAACGAATAGAATAAATTCAATCACGATTGAAATCACTAATGCCATGACAACCAATCCCAAATATAATTCCACGTTTCACGATCAACACAGCACTCAACGTCATCTAAAATAATCCGATAATCATTCTTAGCGACGTCTTTATATCCAAGATCTTTAACGTCGCGATTAATGTGCTTAACCTCATTATCAAGCGTGATGAAATAGAGTGTTGTTTCATTCAATGCGTTCACACTCCTTTGCTTTCGGTTTTGCGCCGTTATCAAGTAGCAAACATCCTTGTTTTAATAAAGCAACTACTTTGTATTTCATTCCTTGCCATTGAACTAGGTTCCCCGGCTTAATACCGTTGTAATTCATTCTCCGTTTACGTTTCTTCAGTACACTACGCTTTTCATTTCTTTTACTCATTTATTCTTCCTCCAATAATTCTGGGTTTTTGTGAATGTTACCGATGACTTCACAATGCGTGTAATAAAAATCTAAATCATCATAAAAACCGCTACCATCGTCATAACAAAAACAACTTTTATCAAAAATTATCTTGGTGTATTGCTCGCCATCATCTACAATGTCGCCTTCATAAATCAGCTTGTCGTTCTTATCTTTTAATCCGGTACATTGCTCCACTTCATAACGTTTGCTGTTTAAAATATCATCAAATCCTAAATATTCTGTATGTCCGCTTGTATGGTCATAACTTGATAAGCCCACTTGTACATTATTTATATACATTTTTTGGATCTTATCCCATGCTCTAAACTTAAATCTATCTTGCATTCCGTTTTTTCTCTCCTTCGTAATAGTATTTTTCAAACTTAAGCATATTTAAACATTCGTGTAGCACGATTTTCGCCGTGCTATCCAGTACGATATTCCTTACTTTCCCGGTTTCGGCAAGTTCAATTAATTCGTCTGTTGTTAATTTGCATTTAAGGTTCATCGTTTATTTCCTTTCCTGAAACTCGGTGTTCGGCGTTCCGTATGATTATCAAGCGCTACAACGCCCCACATCACTGAATTAAAGACCATTATTGAATAGTCTGTTTCTGACACCGTACACGCATAACTTAATTCATCTAAGTTCGCAACTCTTCTCCAACGATTATTCATCCAACCACACCTTTACTAATACCAAAATGAACGTTGCAACCATCTCGCTTACCGAAATGACAACTGGTAAAAATACAATCAACCATGAAACGGTGATGATGTGCATCAGTTTTAAGATGATAAGGATGATTTGAAATATCCACCATAATTTATCCATTAATATTCCTCCAATAAATTTATTTCCTGCGCGCGCAATAGTTATGCGAGGAGTCGAACCCCGTATAACTTACAATCAATAACTCGGATGCATTGGTTGTTTAAAAACGTAATTTTTTTGGTTGGCTTGAACTCCAGCATCCATTGTTCTTGCCAAAGACTTAATAGCCGACGAAAGCTATTAAGCCTGAGATATAGATAGTTTAATAAATCGAATAGGCCCGAGAATCACTTCTCGGAAAAATCTGCCAGCCGATGAAAACCGACAGATTGTGGAATGCGATAAGAATAAGCACTTAAAGGAGATTTTTCATCTCTTTTCTATATATTTTTTTGATATGGTTGCATTCCCTAACCACGTTGTATTAGACTGGTGTATTTTTTAGCAGGTACACCTTAAAACCTGCAAAGATTTAGTAGCCTTTGACAACTACTAAACCGGTGTATTTTAAAGAGCGAGATACGAGTGAAAAGACTTTTTATGGAGATGATTCATCTCCTTTAAATTAAATTCTGTGGTTGTATCTCAGAACCACAATATCTAGGAGTGGAATCGAACCACTCCCGACACCACGACTAGATAACTTTACGATATTCGATAACCTTTGGATCAGATTCATTAACATTCATCATTGACCCGTATTTATCTTCACAATAATGGACGAATTCCAGAACTTTGTTACGATATTCTGTCGCAGCTTTTTTGTCTCTGAATGTAATTACGCCTTCATTTAATTGAACGAGCTCACAGGCGTTTTTATGGGCTAATTTACGCACATACAATTCATTAGTTCGATACTCAGGCGTATTTTTGAATGATTTTTGAACATCAAATAACGTGTAAAAACATTCTTCCGTACCATCTTCATGGATCAACTTCCAGTGATATGATTTTTCAGATGGTTGTGTGTATGTTTGACACCCAAGATTTTCGATTTGATTGTTGCGAAAATCACCATCCAGATGAACGACCTTTTTATCCTTATTCAATTCTTCCGTTCCGAATGCTTGATAAACTATTCGTGGCAATGAAACACGATGTTGGTGATGATTGCGATACAATCCAATATAAATCGTGCGATTGCTTTTATCGTAATAAAGCTTGAGAATATTCTTTGTTTTTCGATTACGACATCTTCCACAGTCTGAAACTTGATAATCAGGATATTCTTCAACGGTTTGCCAACGTTCAGTCATCAATATCCACCACCAAACCATTAATGATTTTGTGTGCGTCCGATTTACTAAATGGAGTAGCAGCTTCTTGATAATCACTAACTCCAATTGTGTCGCTGGTGATATATTCAACATACTTATTAGCGATCTTCAACCGTACTGGATCATCACTTAATTCAATGAGATACCAAAGCGCATCAGCAATTACATCACGTAAGTTGTTCTTCGGATCATAACTATCCCGAATTTCTTCTGCATATTTTTTTAAACGATCAGCAATTTCATTTTTCATTTCGTTCCAACTCCTTTAATTGATCTAAATAAACGGATGCTTTTTCTAAATCTTCAATGCCATTTTTCTGACGATAACGTGTAAGATACTTCATGATGTTTCCGAGATAGAAACCTGATAATTGCTCGTGGTTTAATAACCCGTCTTTGAAATGTGAGAATAAATCCTTGCCGTGTTTGTCTTTGTAATAATTCGGTCTTAACGTTGTTTTATCCATCGAATATTCTCCTTTCGTGTAAATAAAAATCTGCGATAACGTTTATGTTTAATCATTTGTTTGAGGTCAATCATATTTCTCGAAACCATAACCAACCTTCCTTTCGTTAACTATTAAGATTGCATCATCTATACTTCGCGCAATTCCATGCACCACATCGCATTGTGTTAGAAACTTATGGAATTCGATTTGATCTTTTCGCGGCTTTCCTTTTTCGTTTTTACATTCGATGAAAAAAATCGTTGTATCATCCAATCGAAAACCCATTAAGTCTGGAAAACCTTTCGGAAGGCCAGTATCAAACCAACGCCCATCAGCCATTCGAACCTTACCAACATTTGTTCTAAACACTCTGCAATTATTTTTCGTGAGTGCAACTCGAATATCATTTTGAATTTTGTGTTCTGCTGTCATAAATTTGTGACAGGTGTGACACTAAGTGACACTAGGTAAAAATCTGTCTATCCCATGTGGCTCTAAGGATTAACCGTCGTGAGACACTGTGACACTAAAAATCAAACTTTTTATAGTTATATATATAATTACTACTTATTATTTTTTTATTAGGAAATAGTGTATCAGTGTCACACAACGGCTCATTGTCATTGATATATCAACGTTTCAAGCTGTGACACTAAGAACAGTTTTAGTGTCACATAGCGTCACAATGTGTCACACACTCCTTTCATATCCTCGTTTCATCGTTCCTTCTATCCGCTTTCGACTTTTTCTAAAATGAAACCGATTAATCATAATTTCAGAAACCTTAGATGCTAACTTACGATCTTTCGTTAAATCAACATTGTCGCCTAATCTCAAAGCAATGTCTTTTGACGTGATGAAATCTTTGCCTTCAAAATCATTCACCAACATTTCATCAATCCGATCTTCAACTTCGTCGGTATACATAAAATTGATTCGATGATTTTCTAATTCTTTCTCCTGCTGCTTCGTGAGTTTGAATGTGAACTTTTCATCTTTGTATAAATGAACCGCTTCACCCCAAAGCTGTTTGACGAATTTCTCATTTAAATCATCGATTGGTGATTTCTTTTGTCGCGATTTACTTACTAAGACTGGTAAGAAACGCCGTTCGCCTGTTTTGTCTTTCAGATAATACAGTTCGTTGGTCGTTCTTGCCATAACGAAGTTCTTTGCAAATCGTTCCGCTTCATGCCCGTATGGTTTCCGATATTCAAACTCTTGTAATGTGATGAATTTTTTCAAAATTTCAAAACTCGCATTACTCGTCGCAGTTAACTCATCATCGTTGATAATCAACGCTCTTCGCATAACTGCGAAATCATCTTTATTGTCAAAATTGGTAAACTGATCAGTATAGTAACCAAGTGGTGCGATGTTTTGTAAAAAAGTTGTTTTTCCCGCTCCTTGGCCACCAACTAAATCAAGCACAAAGTCGAATTTCGTTTTCGGATTGAATGCTTTAGCAACCGCACCACAAAAGAATAATTTTGTAATCAATTCAACGGTTGGTGTTTGTTCAACACCCAGATAATCGGCAAGCAACGTATTCAGACGTTCTTCTTTGTCCCATTCCTTATAAGCTTCATTCATATAATCGATGATTGGATTATATGCATGTCGTCTTGATACGACTGTTAATGCGCTTCTGATTTTTCGTTCATCAAACAGAACGTGGTTGTAATCAGCATTGCTTTCAATGTAAGAAGCAATTTCAGAGTAGTAAGCATCCATTAATCTTCCTTGTTTGATGTTTAATTCTTTAGAATCTTTAACGACATCAATTTCAGAGGTAAAGAGATTAAATCGGAATCGACCTTTCAAACGTTCATCATTTTCAATGATCAATTCAATATTCCGTAAACTGTTAACTTTGATCTTACCTTCTGCTGTCCGAATGAATGGAATATCGATTTTCTTTTTGGCTTTCTTGTTCTGCATCAATCGCAATTTCCCAACTGATTCGCCATCAAGTTTGATTGTTTTCAAGCTGTTCTCGCCTCCTTATCTCTTTTTTAATCATGCTATTCACCGTGGTGACAACTTCTTTTGGCGGTAAACTCGCTTCGGTATTTTCGTTCGCAATCTTTGCTAATTCCAATACGATTTCGGGATCAACATTGCGAAATAATAGCCCGCCACAAAATTCTGCCAATGCATTGTTCCTTCCACCGGTCAAGCCAAAACCCTTAATGATTTGTTCAAACAACTCAGATGTCTTGGTTTTACCGTCAATCACGTAGTTTTCATTAACTCCACCGGTATACACTGGTTTGGATTTTTCTTTGATTAAATTAATCAGTCCTTGCGGTGCCTTAATGATTGATTTCTTGTTTAACCACTGATAAGGAACTCCATCAACGATACTTGGTGCAATCATTACGTAATTATTTTGATGTGCCTTAATATCAATCCCTGGCAGGAAATTAATGATCTGCGTCATTCGATAATTGTCTGGTTTCAGAAAGAAATACTGATAACCGCCATGGGCTGTTTTCTGAACCAATGTATCTTTGAACCATTCAGGATGATTTAATTCCTTAAAGGTTTGAATTCCGTTTGCTCCATCTTTATGAATATCAACGTCAAAAACAAAAAAATTATCAGTTTTAACCGCGATGTTAGCGTATGGATGAGTTTTCCAAAATTTGCGAATCTCTTCTTCTGTTAACGGTGGTTTATCAGCAAATTTAATCAGTGGTTGCTTTCGAATCATTGGAATCACCGATAAACCTTTGCGTGCATATTGCACGGCATATTCAGTTAAATCTCGCATAACTCTATCCTTTCTAACGGGCATTCCACCCGTTCGGTAGTTTATGGATACTGCCTAAAAATCAATTAGAATGGCATGTCGTCATCTGAAATTTCGATATTGTCATTCGCTTGTTTCTTAAATGGATCATTATTGCTTTCTGTTGCTTCTGCGAATTCATAATTTCGGAATGGATTATCTGGATCCTTCTTGTTTGCTGATTCCTTAATTGTCATTTCAAGCAACTTACCTTTGTATGGTAAGAATGCGCCAACTAATTTTTCGTAAACATCAGTTACATTGCCCATTACCATTTCATCAGTAATTGTTAAACCCACTAATGCACCAATCGTTACCAACAAACGCATATTTTTCGTAACAACGAAATCGGGCATTGGCGAACCATCTTTCTTTTCGGTTGCTAAGTTAACCCCCACGAATTCAGATTGGCTTGCGTGTTCGCCGTCAACAACAGTCATCTTGAAACTTAATTGTTCAAAACCACTTGTCTTTGATACGAAGTGATTTGTATTGTCGAGTGTTACCAAGTATGTTCCTTCTGGCAACTTGTCGTATGAACCGTTAATGCTGTCTTTCTTTGGATCAAAATTCTTCTTTGTGTCATTTAAAATATCTGCTAAACTCATAATTTATTACCTCTCTTTATTTGCTTTCTTTTTTCTTTTCTGGGAACATTCCCTTAACTGAACTTAATAAACGTAAAACCTTTGGATCTGAAATATTTTCAGGTTCGTAAACCGTTCGTCGGTCTTCAACGCTGCGATAATAGGTATCACTGCCAAATTTCTGCGTATGAATAACTAAATCACAGTTTCCATTGACAATGTTGTAGTATTTTGTTTTTAATGATGGTTTCAATTCTGTACGACCACTGTTTTCATCAGTAACTTCAATTTCTCGACTGATAAAAATTACATTCATTGGCAATGCTTTAAGGTCCATAACGAATTGTTGAAGAATTGCATTAAATAATGAATAACCTTTCCCATAAGGAACATCACTTAATGCTTGAACGCCATTATCTAAGCAGATTGCTTGTTCGATCATGACGCAAATATCATCAATTACATCAATCACAATGGTTTGGAACGTCACTCCAGGTTGCTGCAATTCAGTGATGATTTCATCAAGCTGCTTAATTGCTGATTGTTTCAGTTTTCCGTTTGCATCCCGAATATTTCTGATTTGAATGCTTGGTGCGGTTCCTTGTGCACTGTTCCCGTCAGTATTTAGAACTAACGGGTGTGGAAAGAAACTTGAAAAATAACTTTTCCCCGACATCGTTTTGCCGTAAATAAAGAAATTTCTTGGTTCTGTCTTCGGACTTAACTTTTCGTCCTTTGGTAAAATTCCCATATTCTATCTGCCTTTCTTTGTAAATTTTCTATATGCATACCATGCCCACCCGGGCTTGTAATGGTGTAGTTTTGCATACGCTTGAAATTCTTCCATTGTTCTTAGCTCACTAGGACGTTTACCAGCAACATTTCGCATAACGTTGCTATGCATGATTTTCTTCAACCGGTTTACCCGTAGTTTACTTTCGTTGATTTCAACCAATTCTGCCTTAGTTACTGCCATTTCAATTTGTTTCTTTGAAACCTCCATTCCACAATATGGACAGAGTTTGTTTTCCGTCAATTCTGATCGATAGAAAACAGCGTAGCAATGATCACATTGAAGTGGTGAGTCAGTCGTTTGATTTGTATTTTTTCTTTTAGATCCACTCTTAGTTTTCATCGCTGCTTGCCAATCGCGATCTTGATCAGGTAATCCAAACTCTTTCCAATTGGCAACATGGTCAATGATGATTGCGACCTTACCTTCACGTGGATTAAGACATCGCATTGAGAACTGTAAGTACAATGCGAGTGAAGCAGTCGGCCGGACCATAATTACACAATCAACGTTTGGTAAATCTAACCCTTCGGTAAACAAGTTGACATTAGTTAATATTTTGATTTTTCCTTGGCGAAAGTCTTCAATGATTCCATCACGCTTAGCCGGATCAGTTGTCCCGTCAACTTCCACTGCTGAAATTCCATTGTCGTTGAATTCTTGCGCAACCTTAATCGCATTTCCAACGGAGTAGCAATAAACAACCGCTTGCTTGTTCGGGGCAAGTTCCTTGTAGTTCTCGACTACATCGCCGTATATTTTCTTCTTAACAGCCCGTTCCATACTCTCACTGGTAAAATCACCCGTACTATTTTTCTTGAGCTTAGAACGGTCAATGTCATCAATTGAGTAGTATGTGAATGGTGCTAAGTTACCGTGTTCGGTTAACCATTTAATTGATTTTCCGAGGACAATATCATCAGCGATTAAATCTAATTGTTTCTTGCCTGTTCGTTGTGGTGTAGCAGTGAAAAGTAGCTTAATCGCATTCGGAAAAGCATCGATGATTCGCTGATATGTTTTCGCTAAGCTGTGATGACCTTCATCGATAAAAATCACTTGCGGTTCAGGAATCTCATTAATATGGCGTGCAATTGTTTGAACCATGCCCAATTGTGCTAAATTCATATCAACATTTTGTTCTTGAAATGTTGCCATAGCTTGGTCAACGATTTCTTTGCGATGAACAACAAACAATACTTGATTACCCTTTGCAGTTGCTCGTCGTGCTATTTCACTCATAATGACTGTTTTCCCGGTTCGAGGGAGGTTGTTGAACCACGATGGTTCTATTCCCTTTTTTCATTGATTTGTAAATGTCCTCAATAGTTTGGCTTTGGTAATCTCGTAATTCAAACACTAATTAACCACCTCCCATTACTTGATAACCGTCTTTCGATTAGGTTTTAATTCAGCACCACGAACTGTTTTTCCATTTTTAAGTAATTCATAAATCGCTTTTTTATCAATAGTTTCAACTGCTTTAAATTTCACAAATTCGCTTGGAATTTCTTTTTCATCACTGATATAAACTGACGCCCGATAGTTCCGTGGTTTAAGAATATGGTTTTCAGTCTTGAGTTCTTTCAATCCAGAATCGTCAATCACTGTTGTCATGTATTCCATCAATGACTTAGTTCGATTGACTAATGATTTCTTATCGGCTTGTAGCTGCTTGATTTTCTTATCCAAGAAATCAATATCCGCTTGGTTGTTTTCAATCCAATTTGCAATGTTATCCAGCTTCACTTCACGGCTATCATTGATTGAATCTAATGTATCTTTTAAAGTTTCAGAATCTAAATCATCACGTTGTTCGAGGTCGCGATATTTTTCGTTGAGTTCAAATAAATTCATTGATTATCCCTCCATATCAATTCCATACTTACCTGCCAATCTGTTAACGACATAAACGATAAAGTCATTGTTTCGCCACATATCTCGTGTTAGAACAAAACCACACTTAGCGGTCTGTGGATCAATTTCTGCACCTTTAATTAAAATTGGAATAATGTTATCAAGAACTTCATTCCATTTCTTGAATTGCTCTTTAGTAATTAAGTTTTCGCTCTGAGCCGTATCTAGTAAATGATAGAAATCAGAAACCTTAATCATATTGTCTGGACAATCAATGATTGCCTGTTTTTCTTTTTCAAACATGTGTTATAATCTCCTTAGTGTCGTATTGCTCTGCGGTTTATTCGCAGGGCTTTTATTTTTGCCATAACCAATCGCACCATTCTTGCAAATAGTTTTTGTCAAGAATCATGTGGATTAGTAGCACAATTAAAAATGCTACCCAGCATCCCGTTGTCAGTTTTGTTGATATAATTCCTGAAACAGTCGCAATCAAGAAAATTGCTGTTTCGACTTTACACATCACGTTTGTTGCATGTTTACTCATTAAAATCACCACCTTTCAACTGCATTTTTAGCAGCTTTCACTTTTGCTTTAAATCTGTTTTTTGATTTATAAATTAAGAACTCTTGATAAATATCTTCATCTATCCAAAGTTCATATTTAGAAGGTTGAATAAATGCGTCCCGATATTGAGTTTCCAAACATTCTTCTTTTCTACGATTGAAAGTAGAATTAGAATATCCATACTTATCAACGAATTCTTTCTTTGATAACCAGTTCCGAGACATATTAATCACCTCTATCTGATTCTGAACTTTGAAATGATTCGCAAAACTAATTCGTTTGCTTTAGTTGAATCGACATCGCCCGTGATATAATCCCGGACTGTTTGCTTGTTTTTGTATCCAAAAGCTGTAGCAATGTCTTGATAGGAAACATCATTAGCTTGCATCCATTCAAGAATTTTTTTACGACCGCTTTCCAAAGTAAGTTCTGCCAATGTGATCACTCCTTTCTGGTAAAATGAGTATAAAAACTACAAAGAAGGTTTCTATATATGAAATTTTGGATTCCAATTATCATATCAATAATTGCAACGATTATTTCTGCTATTACACTTGCTAAAAGCAGATCAGAGTTACTTCAAGTTAACCTACTTTCCCCGCCTGGATATGAACCAATTTGTGAGGGACAGATTAAAGTAAGATATGAACAACAAGGAAAAATAAAATACGAACCGTTACCGCAAGGTGTTCTTATTCATCTTTCGTTTTTAAACCCTTCGCCTAATGACATAGCTTATTTCGGACTCTGTTTTCATACAAACGATCCCGAAAGAGGAATAATTGAAGCTTATACAGCAGGATCAGCTGGACATATAACTTTATCGCCAATTTTTAATTACACGGATAAGGATGGATATGTTTCTGAGATACCGTTCCCTGCTAAAACATATGGAACGTTTAAAGCTAACACATATACTCCTCTTTTTGTTTTTTTGCCACTAAGAGAATCAGATAAACCTTTTCCTCAAAGAGTATATTTACAATTACTATATGCAGTAAGAAAATTTCCTTATATCGGCAAAAAAAATCATTTTAGTGAATACCTTTTGCCACTTGATTTATCTAACGTTGAATCAGAGCTACAATTACAGCAAAAACAAGTGAACAAATCGATAAAAGCAATGCAACATCAGCCATTTAAATCACCTCGCCAAGAATATTCAAAACAAACAAAAGCAAGATTAAAACAAAACCCCAAACTTTAATTTCTAAGCAGGCTTATCCTGCTTTTTTGTTTATTTAATTTTCAAAGAACTACCAACCCACCCGCTTACCGTCAGAAAAAAAGTAATAAAAAATGATAATTTTTATTGACACTCTTTACCCATATGGGTAATATAAAAGTGTAATAAATAACCACACATAAAGACCTATTAAACTAATTAATCCGCCAAGATTGTTGTTTTTATTCGTCTTTATTTGCTGACGTTTTTTATTACCAATCAACTTACGAGTATTATATTATCCCAATCGGAAAATTAAGTCAACAATTTATTTTCCAAAAATATAATTTTCTCGTATTATTTTAGGAGAATTATTGATATGACAACGTTTGAACGGATAAAAAAACTTGCAAAAAACCGAGGTGTTACTCTTCAAAAAGTTGCTAATGAACTTGGATTTGGAGAAAGCACTTTATACAAATGGAAAAAACAAACTCCAAATGGAGAATATCTTGCTAAAGTAGCTGATTATTTTCATGTATCTGTAGACTATCTCTTAGGTCGTGAAAATAACAACTCCACATCTGATCAAAAAGATTTGAAAAAATTCTTGGATGATAATTTAAACTATGGAATGACTTATGATGGTCAAAATCTAACAGATGAAGAAAAAGAACGGTTAAAAATTGCTTTAACACAAGTCTTTTACAAATACAAAGATAAATTTAAAAAGGATTGATGCTGTTGGAATACTCAAATTTAATAAATGAATTATGGAGTAAATATAAGACCTATAACCCTTTCACGATTTGCAATCAAAAAGAGATTCCAATTGAATATAAAGGAATAGACAAACCAAAAGGAGATACAGTTTACTTATTTGATAAACCAATCATTCTGTTATCCGATTCAATATCTGAATCTTCTGAACGTTATTTTGTTTGTGCACACGAACTTGCACACGTTGAATTACATAATGGATTACAGAGTTACTACACTCAAAACCACACTACCTGTGCAAAGACGGAACATGAAGCTAATCTTTTCGCATTGAATCTATGTGAAAAATTTTATGAAGAAGAAAATGGCAAAAGTCCTGAATACTTTGATGAGCTTTATAAACAATTTGGTGTCAGTGAAGATATGATGGAATATCTATAAAAAATGTCCAATAACTTTGAAGACATAAAAAGCTAAGGATTATATATTTAGAGGAGGTTTTCGTATGTCTAAAAAAATGATCACAGACGAAAACAGTAAGAAATATACAGTAAAGGAGAAAAAGCCCTTCTATAAAAAATGGTGGTTTTGGCTTATTGTAGTTATCATTGCAATTGGAATTTTTGGCAGTGCTGGTAGTTCTTCAAAATCAAAAAATGATTCAAATACTGAACAAACTACAACCAACAAAGCAGCAACTAACAAAAATAAAGTGTTTAAATTAGGTCAAACGGCAACTCATGATAAAGTTGATCTTAACGTAAATAATGTTAAATATGCCAATTCAATTGGCCCGGAAACTCCGCAAGACGGAAATCAATTCGCAATTGTAAATGTTACACTAAAAAATAATAGTAATGAAAGTAAAGATTACAATACGTTAGATTTCAAGATCGACAACAATGGCGATATTAAAGATTCGACATGCGTTTCATCTGATAACAACGACATGCAGTCTGGTGAAATGGATAAAGGTGCGTCAATTACAAAAGACGTTATTTTTGAAATCCCTAACAACGCCGATAAATCTAATTTAAAACTTGTCTATGAACCAAGTTTCTTTAATGATAATTTGAAGATTAGATTTGCATTGCAATAAAACAACTAATAATAATGGTCCTTTTTAAGGGCTATTATTTAGACAAGATTTCGAACATACATTCTAGAAAGGAAGATATTTATGGGACTTTTTAACAAATCACAAAAAATTACATCAGAAGGAATTTATGAAAATTCAATCAAACCAAACTTACACGAAAAAGATGGTAACATTCACGTTTGCCTTGTAACCAGCTTTAGTAAGTTTGGCAATCAATCTTTTAGCTTTGAAGATAAATATTCTACGCAAATTGATAATATCGTGACAAATATGCAAAATGATGGCTATGAAATTGTGGATATTAAACTCAACTCTGTTGGTAATCAGGGAATGAGTAATGCTGCAACACAATTCCATACGTTGATTGAGTATAAATAAAGGAGTTAATAATGAAATGAAAGCCACCGTATTTATAGCTATATTACCTTTATTTATAATTGCAATATTAATTTTATATATAATTGGTTTTAAGGATATTTTCTTTGATAAGGAAGCCCCTTTTATTTTGAAATTTATATATACTGTTTTTGGAATATTTGCCATACTAATTTTGGTAATCTCAATTATATTCGGGGTATATTTTATTTATAAATATTTTTTTGAAGTAGAAAAGCCAGAACAATTAACTCAAACTACAGTTACTGCCTCTACTTTAATAACAACTATTGTTGGATACTATTATACAAAAAAACAAGATCGAATCAGAGATATTCACACTGAAAGTCAATGGAGAAGCAGACTGTTAAACTTAGAAAAGAAACCTCAATATAATATGAATGACCTTTTAGAGTTAAATTCTTTTATAAATCCTTATCATAAGAAAAATGATAATTTAGACTTTTTAGTAAGCTATGCTATAAAAATTATTCAACAAAATCATTCAGATAAAGCGAACAAAAGAGAGGAAGAGGAAGAGGAAGGCGAAGATGGAAATGAATTTTTGAATTTTTATAAATTGGTTTCCGATTCAAAAATTTCCAATGAATTAAAGACTATCCTTCAACGGGAAAATCCCGATATTCAAGATACTTTTGATTTTAGTTCGGATTCAAAAGATTCAATTATTACTATAAACCTAAATAAAGATATAAAAGTTAATATCATGTCAAATGGTGCAAAGCAAGAAGCATTTTCTTTAGAAGAAAATACTGTGATTAGAAAATGTATACATGCATTATTAAAAAACGATTGGATGAATGCTTATGCCTAAAAAAAATTATGATTCAAAAACCGGAAGGTTAATCACTAAATATTGTCAAAACCCCGCTTGCATTATGTTTTATAAAGAAAACAAAAACGCTAAAGAAGATGATAATTATTGCCCTTATTGCGGAAAAAAATACCCCAAAATCGATAAAGGTACTAAAAATCGTAAAAGCAATAAAACTCGTAAAAGTGTTATTTATGATCATCCTTTTTCAATTTCTTTTCTTGTAGGAATTATTGTTTTTTTCATCATCTTTTTCTTTAAAAACATTATATCTTTTTTTAAAGACATTATATCTTTTTTTAAAAACATTATATTTGCAAAACTTCTTTTTAGCTTTGTTATAGCTTTAATTGCATTTTTTATATCATATTTTATTCTAAAGCATTTTAAAACAAACTAAATTAAATAAAACCACCACTCTTCCCTCGCCAAAGTTTAGAGTGATGGTTCGTACCAAAGCATTTATAAGGGCTTTTACACCCTTTTTTCATTATATCATAAAGGAGATGACAAGAAATGTGGATGGAAAATAAAAACGACAAGTATATGTTTCGTGAAAGTTACATTGATCCATTGACAGAAAAGAAAAAAATTGTTTCTGTAACTATGAAATCAAAGTCACGTGCATCACAAAAGCAAGCCAAAATTATTCTTTCAGAGAAAATCGAAAAAAGACTATCCAAACTTAATGGTTCAAATATTATTACAGGCCAAACCATTGAAAAATGTATTCAAGAATGGTTACCAGAATATCAGCAATTAGTGAAACCAAATACATATTCATCTACTGTTCATACTTTTATTCCATTTTTTAGAAAGCATTTTGATTTCAACATTATTATTAACAATTTAACCGCTGAATTTATTTCGAAGACTTTTGAAGATATCCAGTTTAGTAATCAATATGCGCTTTCCACACTAAAGCAGATGTTTGCTAAAACATGCGTGTTTTTAAAATGGTGCGTAAAACATAGCTATTTGAATAAAGATGTTATTAATAATATTGATATTCAATGGAAGAAATCAGGCCCAATTAAGATCACTGATAAATTTCTTGAACAGAACGAATTAACTATGGTTTTGAAATACGCGTGGGCAAAAAACAAATCATACGGTGCATTATTAGAGTGGCTTTATCAAACTGGGATGAGAATTGGTGAAGCAGTTGCTTTGAAATGGGACAATATTGAATTAATCGATGATGTGTATATAGCACATATTACAGGTACTTTAGAGTATCTTCATAGTAGACCAATCAAAAGTAAATCTACTAAAACAAGAGCTGGAATGCGGGATATCGAGTTATCTAATCGTGCAGTTAAAATTCTTAATTTTCTGAAAGAATATCAAAATAATTCAGAGTTTATTTTCGAAAGTCAGTCAGGCACACCTATATTGCCGAATTCAATTAATTCGTTTTTACGAAAAGCTAAAAAAGAATTGGAAATCAATAAGCCGTTAACTACGCATATATTTCGTCATACCCATATTTCAAAATTAGCAGAATTAGGTGTTCCGCTCTATGTAATCCAACAACGTGTAGGACATTCAACAGGGAAAGTCACTGAACAGATTTATCTTCACGTAACAAAGAAAGCTAAAAGAAAATTGGTGAATAAACTTGACGAACTTTAA